CATTAACGAAAAGCCTTGGCTCAACATGAGTAAAAGCTAATTCCTGGGAATCAGTAAAATCCCCAGGAAGATCATATGTAGATATATTTTGATAAAGAGGAAATGTATATTGAACATAGAATTCTTCAATCTTTAGTTTTCTTGGCAAGTCATATTGATAATATGCATTGATGTTGAAATCTAAATCTTGGCTAGATAATTGAGTAGCTGATAACTGACCAGATATCTGTCTAGCTGCCTGCTCTATTCTCTGCAAATCCCATACAACATATGCCATAAACTATTTCCCTGAAGGCTTAACATTTATCTGACGACATTGATAACGTGGTCGCCATCCTGTACGTTCTTTCCTCATTTTACCATTAGGAGCAGATTTATACTCATAAATTGGGGTTTGACGAGACTCAATGTATCTTACATCACCACGATTTAATTCCGCTATTTCTCCGTGATCTAATTCAATTGTTTTTGGGCATGTGCATAGACCAAAGCAAAAGAATCCTGGAGCGCCAGGTTCTTCGATATTATAGAATTGAATTGTAACCTTTTCCTCTAGCCAATCTTTCTCATCATTAGCTTCCGCTACTACTGAAGCGATGCTACGTGCCGCCGCTGCTGGATCTAAGCTGATTAAGCTATTAGGTGTAGGTTCAATTGTTGAAGGTAATCTTTTTGCCATATCTTTACGCTAGGGGAATAGTTCCCCCTCCTTTTGCTTGATTAAAGACCGACCAGGGGATAAATTCTTGATAAAGATTGCCTTGTAAAAAGGGAGTCGGATTGGGATTCGATTCCTGTAATACAGTGACAAATCCACCAGAAATATAATTACCAACTGAAGTCGTATCTTGATTTAATGTTATTGTATTATTTGTAATATCTGATATTAGGTATTCACCATTTAATTGATTACCTGAAGTATCACATACAACATTAGCGACTCGAATATCATCGCCTATAGAAAAAAATTGAGTAGAATCTACAGTTAAAACACCTGGATTTGCTTGCGTAAAGCTCAATATATTAGCTCCGTATCTCGCATTTCCGAATGGCATATCTAACAATCTCCTTTAAAAACTAGAGAGCGGATTTTATCCCGCTCTCTTAGCATTTTGATACCTTACGGTGTCATTGCGTCCCATGCAGAGACTAAGATAATATCCCCAACGGTTGCCGAATAAGTAGCGTTAGCAAATGTAGAAGTCCCAATAGTGAACCCTTGAATTGCTTCGTTATACCATGTCGGAACATCGCTATAGATATTATGCGGTGGATTCGGAGTAGTGGCATTCGCATTTTGTAGCAATGTAACAACACCACCTGAAATATAAACAGATGATGAAGATGTACTTGCTGGCAATAATGGGAATGGCCATGTTCCGGCTGGAGCTGTACCTAGAGTGATTGTAGTTGCAGTTACAGAAGCTACGTAGTAGTCGCCATTTAAGGAAACTGCGGAGCTTTGATTATCTGCTACTAGAGATACTCTAATTACACATCCGGCTGTAATGCCTGCTGCTAGAGTGCTATCAACTGTGATAACGCCAGAACTTGCATTAGTAAATCCAGATACAACAGCACCGTATTGCCCTTGTTCAGATCCTAAAGGATTGAGAAGAGTAATACCGCCTGAAGAAATATACGAAGTTTTATCAGCTAAAGCTACTGCTGGAGTTGTAGCAACAGAATAGAATCCTGTTACGATCGCAGATCCAGCTGCCATTCCTTGTTGCCAAATAGCTTTGTATCCATTTGTAGCAGTAGGTGTTTGAAGCTGAGTCAAGTTTAACAACTCGATTTTAGCTGGGACAAATCCTACTTTTACATAAATATTAGCGGCAGATGCAGAGTTAAGCTGCACTGTAGTGAATAATGTTTGTGCCATAATTATGACCCCTTTGTGCAAAGAACAACTAACATGAATTGGTCGTTCAAGATTCGAGCAGCATAAGGATGATCCCAACCAGCTGAACCAAATTGGTTCAATGGATCGGCAGATCCGGCAGATCCGAGAGGTTTGATATAGAAGTTTCCAGAATCAGAAGTCAAATGAACTGTTCCGTATGCTTGATATCCAACAACTGGATTAGCATAAACAGGAACTGTTGCAGTTGATTTATAGACCTTAGAACTATATAACCATCTGATATTTCCAGTACTACCCCATTCTGAAGGAAGTGCTTTCATATACTGACTATAATTAGACTTGTAAACAAACGAACTAACTTTTTTCAAATCAGTTAATTGTTCAGTATGAATAAATCCAAAGAAAGCATCTGGAATAGGAGTGGTATTGATTTCTCTTGTTCCTTCAATGATTTCTGAGATCATATCGGCATTATTGGTCAAAAGTGTTTGAACAATAGAATCGACTGTAGTCTGAGAAATATTTGTAGGAGTTTGAGAATTATCTCCACCCTGGGCTAGGACTGTAACTCCACCAGAAACGAGAACATCTCTCGTTACCTCGTCGAGGGTCTCCCCCATGTTCTGGGCCAAAAGCCTCGTTGCTTGATTAAGCGTTTGATCTTCGACGGTGTATTCGACCTGATTCGTAATACGGACATAGTTTCCATACCACTGAAGTTGTGCCTTGATTATGGCAGTCGATAATTCGTCCCCTGGGGGCACTACGCCATCAGTGATAGGGACTGGAACTGTATCCAATCGATTGTATCGACGCATTACAACAGTATCGCCCGATTTCTCAGGTAAAACATAACGCTCTGCAAAAGTATTATGTACAAGCATCGGATACGCTGTAATGAGAAGATCTGTAATATAATACTCACGTACTGCCGGTGGTAGTACTGAGGTTGTGGTTGTACCCATTACCATATTATTCTCTCATTATTTTTTTCCGCCCATGAACAGATTCCGGGCCTTTAACTTCCTAAAATCGTCATCTGACATCTGGCTATAATTTTCATGCTTAGCGGACGCATTCGCATTATTTCCTACAGAAGCTAGATTCCCAGACTGTTTCGAATTATGAATCACACGAGCCGCATCAGGATCAGGCTGTAAGGCTCTGTTTTGACTTTGGTTGTTAGATTTGCTTTTCGATTCAGCTAAGTCTGCTAAATAGGCATTAGACGATTTGGCGGCTTGATAAGCAGCTTTATAGGGATTGGCAGAGTTTTTGATATCATTTAGAAGGTCAGGATCTTCCTGAGCTGCTTTGGGCAAGTATTTTTGGATCACATCTTTATAATCAGGGGTTCTAGCTGCAAGTTGGATCTCGGCTAACTTAGCATTTGTCCTTTGTTCATATTCAGACATCATTCGACGCGCATCTTTAATTTTGATGGAATCTTCTGGGTCTGAATTATCGAAAGGATTGCTTTGCTGTTGAGGTTGGGCTTGTTGCTGTTGCCACTGCATCATTTGCATGTGGTTTCTAAAAGTTTCGTTCTTTTCTTTTTCAGCTCTTAATTCCTCACGAATAGCTTGAACTACATGTACGGGCACTGCCTCGGACTGTTGATGGCTATTATCTGCTCCGGAAGTTAAAGAATCTGCGAGAGCGGCGGCCTCTCTTTGCGTATCACCCGATGTTGTTGTCATAACATTTCCCTTTACGGTTTGTTGTAGATATATGCGCTGGGTATGTCACATTCATAGATTAGCTTTTTAGTTTGCATCTCTTGATCTGTGATCTGAGCCCAATCGACTGGAATATCCTTTGGATATGATCTCCAAGTAATTTTGCCTCTTGTGTTGTCAACTTCCGCTATGTGCGCTCCCACCAATGGCCTTGGTTGGGAATCGTAGGCCTTTAAGACCCTTACTATCGGAGTGCGTCCCTGAAATCGTATGTTCTTGCCTGGCATCACGTTTTCGAATAGAACAACCCAATATTTTTCCTTGTGGTTGTTCATAGACAAGATTTTATCCATGTCTTTTTCATCGCGTTCGATCCACTCATCAACAATCTCACCAGCTTCTGCGTGCATGACTACCTTTAACTACTAATATTTCCATGCCAATGGGTTGTAGCCTTTTAAGCCATAACCGATGACATTCTCTTTTTTCACATGCTCATTGTTCGCATTCTTAGTATCAGGCCCTTCCATGACGCCATGAGAAGGAGCACCTTTATTAACAAACGAACGCTTAGCCATCTGATCTACGCCAGTCTCTCGGAAGCGCATATTCGCCTTCTTTTCTGACTCGATCATCATTGCTTGATCTTTCGACTGTTTGCCCATTTTTTGTCCTCTTGAAAGGCTGGTCTGGTCTTTCGTCCATACCACCTCTAAGTTTTACCACTGACGTCCACTGTTCCGAGGGAAGCCTTATCGGATAACCCCATTCACGAATTCCTGGGCGATAACGACCTTGAAACCATCTGTTTCCAATACGATCATCCGTTTCATAACGCGGATGAGTCATAAGGATTTCATCTGCAATTTCTTGGCTATCACGCATAGATGTCGCTATTTGAGTTATTCGATCCTTATTTAATATTAATTTAGAGATAATTGGAATATAGTTTATAAATTAACAATATAGATATTAACTAAATGGATTTGTTGTGACTAAAAGTAACGAAAAATCACATAAAATTAACAAGGAAGATGTAGACTTAATATTTGACACTTGTTACTCTATATGCAGAGAATGTGCAATAATACATGGTGCTAAATCACCGTATGATAACTATATATGCACTGCATGGTCAGCTAAGTGCGACGTATGCAAAGATTTGAAGTCTTGCGTAGCTGTTAGTGACTGGCGATGGCCTGGCAAACATTGGGAATGGATTGATTAAATGAAGATTGAAAATCTAGAATTTTCTATACGAACTGAAAATTTACTCAAAAAATTGAATATTATTTCTCTTGAAGATTTGTTAAAGTTTTCAGAACCAAACCTTAGAGCTGCTTGGGGATGGGGTAAAAAGTCCATCGATGAAATCAGAAACAAACTAGCCACAAGAAATTTATGCTTAACTGGCGATACTATTGTATCATCATTAAATGGATTAGAACTTGTAAGTGGGATTCCCGAAAAATTAGATAATTTGAAGGATCAAATGTTATATATTGAAGCTACAATAAGAACAATTTTGTCTGACATTGAAAGAGTTCGTATTTACACTGAAAACTTTAAAAAATGAGATTAATATGCCAACATGCTCGCAATACAAGAAAGTTACCGTAATTACAGACCCTTTAAATCCTGAACAAGATCTCTTAGTTCAAGCTAATGGATATGGAAAAGTCGTTTCTATTCAAACTTGTTCAGATGGATTTGTTTATCTTATTCTTTTGAATGAAGAAGTTCCTTCCGATACATTTGAAGTCATGAAATCTGAGGATTAAAGTGGGCAGAAAGTAATAGGAAATTTCTTATGAATCCAATTCCTCCAGTAAAAATAGAAGTTGATGCCGATCATAGCTGTAATAATTGGAAATGCTGTTATGGATGTAGATGTGTTAAGAAAAACAAGGAAGATTCTCCAGTATCTATGGAAATAGTTGAAAGAGTGACTAGAACTTATGAAATCCATCATCATTCACACTCTAGCAACCCTGAAGTTGTATCAAAAATACTGCCTTCTCCGAAATTGGAAGATGCAAAAGATGATAAGAAAGGCTAGTCCTCAAGGTTGAGGATTGATTCATTTAATATAACGAGAATGTTGGATGATTGCGATCAAAGAGGTGGAATTTATGTGGATTCCTCGGGGAGTGATGTCTCTCGATATATCTCTAGAGGTTCGATTCCTCGGTCTTTCAAATTTAGGTGATTCATGGAAATTATTGGATATATTGCGATAGGGATATTGTTTTCATGTATTATTAGCGTTGTGGTTACTATAACTTTTATTACCATTAGAGCTATTTTAATGGAATTTAAATGAACTGGCAAGATACATTAGAACAAATCAAAAAGGAAATTGAATATGACAAAAATAATACCGTTAGGAAAGCGAGTACTTGTGACATTGATTCTTCAAAAGGAATCAGTAGTAAAAGGAATAATCATCCCAGGTAAGAATGAAAGCTATCATGAAATGGCTAAAATTGCCGCGATCGGGGATGGAATTGAAGATCTAAATGTTGGGGACATGATTCTTTTGAACAAATTCAAAGGACAGATGTTCAAGGTTGATGAGATAGAATATATCATGATCAACCTTGAAGATGTGATGGCTTTGATCGAAGTTGAGGATCAAAATGGAATTTCTTCCTGTACTGCTGTTGAAGCATAAGTAGATTTGAAAGGATTTGTAGCCAATGGATTTTGGTTAGCTTGAGAATGGCTAGAATCCTTTGGCTTCGAATTCGCTACTCCTGTCTTAATACAATCTTCAATATCTTCAACCATGAAATTAGACTCTGGAACGATACATGACTTGTATTCTTCTCCTAGTTTAAACGAGGGTGGATTAGGAAATGATCCTCCATTCTTTCCAGCATTCATCTTGTATTTGAATCTGAATGTTCCTGTAGCTTGAATGGTTACGATTCCTAAGTGTTTTTCGCCTGGAGTTTCTGTATAGTCTATGAATTTTACTGTCATATTATTCCTTTGGTTGATTTAGTTGCTTTTGTTCATTTAAGTTAGGTTGATTCATTGACTCAACTTGAGCCATGTTCATTTGTTTATCTGCGTGTTCACGCTGTTGAATGTGGTTTTCATACTCTTGAGCAAATCTTACCATGTCCATTAGACGATTGTCTTTGTCTGCTTTATGGGCTGTTTGAAGTTTTAACATTTCCTCTAATGCTTTGATCCTGACGAGTAGAGCATTCTCACGATCTTCAACAGCTTTAGCAATTCTCTCTTCTTCCAATCCTAAATTCGATATAGCCCTAGCTTGACGCTCTTTGGATAAGGCAAGGTCGGAGATCGATTTGGCATCGAGTGATTGCTGTAGAGATTGCGCTTGAGCCATTTCTGATTGCTGAAGTTGTTGTGCTTGTTGCTCTTGTTGCTTGCTGTATTCTTCGACTGCTTGACGGTGTTCTGCGCTTCCTTGGAGAGGAGACAACTTGCTAAGTTCACCAGGAGGAACGGGCTCACCAAGTTGTTTGAGTTCTGCGACTTGACGGAATAGCATATAACGTTGTGTAGGCGTGTATATTCCTTCAGCTACAGTGACATGGTATTTGGTCATGTCTTTCTCAAAAAATTGCTCTGTAGGTTCTTCACCTAGGATCTTAGTCAGCTTATCTTTTGACCAATTCTGCACCATTTTGATGACTTTACGCGTTAGATTTGCCTTGAATTGGGAATAGTAATCGAATACGTTCTCTAGAGCCATCATACCGGCCTTCTGACGCTGTAACTCGACTAGGGCTGATACTTGCTTGGAATCTTCATTTCCGAAGCTTGTAGGGTTCATTCCGAGGATTTCCATTTCGTCTTTGTCGGTCATGTCTATTTCTTGGAAGTATGACGCTGGGATTACTGCTGGCTGGATTCTGTCGATTGAGTCTCTTTTAAAGCCTTTGTTAAGCACGATTCTTCGTCCTTGACCAGACTGATATAGCATTTTTGGATTTTTAACCGCTCCGTCTTCTTCAATCCAGCCTGAATTAAGCTGAGATTCAACAACGTCAATAAGTTGACTTCTTCGACGATTCCGCTCTCTAGCTGGATCAATAAGCTGTCTGACAAGGCTTTGGACTTTGAACGTGTATTCTTCAGATTCTGGTTCGAATACTGGGCTGTAAAAAGAGAATGGGTATTCATCAATTCCGTAAGGGTTAATTTCAGTTCGCATGTAGTTGTTATTAAGGATGATATGCTTCTCGATAAAACGCTTCTTACGGGAAATTACTTCTAGATCATGACCTTTATCGGCTGCTAGAGACTGAAGATATTCCATTGTCTCTCTATCACCATCCCAATCGACGTAATTCATCGTCATCTTATTGAGAATCACTTTCTGTGGCTCGTATTTCTGGCGATAGAATTCATTATAGGCCATCATTCTTTGGCCTGTAGGTACTCGTTGAAATACCATCCAAGTGAATTTGTTATCCCTTTCCCATCCATCTCTAGCTAAGGACATTACTTCATCCTCTTGCTCAGGGAGAAGGGCTGCTGCTACTGAGGGAGTGAGGTATTTTCTCTTGATGACGTGGTCGCAGTCTTCGAGCGATGCCTTAGTAAAGTAGGCTGAAGGGATAAATCCAGAGTATGGGTCCCTTCCAAAGCAAATATCCCCATTTACTGGGTCACTTGAGTAATCAAGATAGGCGTTAAGAAGCGTCCAGCCAGTTTTATTTCCGGCCCCAAAGGAATCAGAGCACTGACGATAGCCATGAGAGGAGTCGAAAACATAGAGTGCTACCTTGGTGAATTGATCTGCGGTTTCTTGGGATCCGCCTTGTACTGGGAGTATAATAGGTGAAAGTCTATTCTGTACTTCATAACCACAAATCCAGTCTATCTTCGCTTTTGTTTTATTGATCGTAAAACGCTGTCTGCCTTCTTCTCTTAATGCGTCTTGTTCGTGGCCATACCATTGATCTCCTAAATAGAATCGAAGATCCTGAGCCATTGCTGGGTATACTTGACCCCATGCTCTATAATCTTCTGCATAGTAAGTATCGTACTCACTCATTACATCTTGCGAATTGTATGTGATTATCTGAGATGCCATTTAATACGACTCTTTAGAATTTTTCCACGCCTTAACATGCATCTTATCATTCCAGCGATATCCACCAAAGGATTTATTACCTACATGCCATCCAGGAATAATACGAATTTCAGGTTCATCGAGTAAAAGAAGGACTAGATCATATGATTCTGGATATGACTCAATGACATCTTTTTCAATTAATTTAAATTCAGAATCATTGTGCAATATTATTTTACTAATGTATTTAGGTTCTTTTTCTTTTACTTGAAAGAATTTATTTTCACATACAGTCATTTAATTAATCCATAAATCATAATAGAAAGACTTGTCCAGAAGCAAAATACTACGGCAAGCTCATATTCTTTGCATGTAGTCGCTAGTCCACTTGCTAGTAACATTGTCATTATGAATATTAAAAGCCAATAGGGAATATTATTTATCAATCTTTTCCCCGAATCGTATTCTAATGTATCTTCTATCACCCAGTAAATTAGATGGCAAAATCAAAGTATCAATCCCAAAATTCAAGAAAATATCTGCTTCGCTTAATTTAGCTGATTCTTTCGCCCAATTCCATAATAATCTAATACAACGATCCAAGGTATCTTCAGTATAATCATTTAAAGTTAAAGTTTTCTCGAATCTATATTCATTATTAAACTGCATATCCATCAAAATTTCTTCCTGTATTCTTTTTCTTCCCTATCTAATTGCGCTAGAGAAGTTATTCCTCCCGATCTTTGCGAATAAATGCATCCAAGCATCCTAAATGCGTCAGCACTATGAGAAGCCCAGTTATGCAAAGGCTGATCGGAATACACATTATACTGCTCATTGTATCTCTTTACGTAATTTAATAGGCATTTTAGTAGGTATTTGCATTTTTTCTCGTCGAACCACATTTGGTGGATTAGTGATCGAGATAGTTCTATTCCCTCATAAATTGACATATCGGGAACAATATCGAAGTTAAGGCCAAGGTCACGGGCAATTTCCAATCTCGTTCTCGCCCCAGCTGCCAGTTCACGCACCCTGATGTCATGAGGAGCGTAGTGAGTACCATAATTATAAGGCTTCTCAGAAATAATCTTCGCATAATGATCTAATCCTTCCCCGTGCATTTCGTAATGATCGATGATATGAATCTCTTGACCCACCCTTTGGGCAAAGATGATAGCTGTAGAATCCCCCACGCCAAGATCCCAAAAGGTATCAACACGAGCATAAGGATCGTAACTAACATTAGTGCACCGTCCATCTTGATCAAGTACTGCGAGATATTTTCCATACCATGAACCCTCTTGCCCTCTAGTAAATGAAACGTAGAATTCCTGTTGAATGAGATCTTCTCCCATTCCTGAATCACGTTCTTTCTCGATATCTTCAGCTGTAATAAATCCTGTATCTTCAATACTTTTGATTGATACTACCCAATCAGGATTATCTTTTGCCATCATGTAGAGGTCGTAGGCGTGATTCTTTCCTCGAGGGGTAAAGTTGAACCTTGCCCAGCCACCATTCTCGATTAGGATTGGTCGAATAAAATCCCAGGCTTGAGGTGATTGCAATGAGAATTCGGAGAATACTACACCCCTGGGCGATGTTCCCATAAGAGCATCAATATTGTCAGAGCCAACAAGACGGATAAGGCTTCCATTTGTAAGTACAATTTTAAGCTCGCTGTTATTTTTAACGACTATACGGTCATTTGGGATGTGGTCTAGGAATGCTATTCCTTCTTTGTCACGACCTTCCCATATAGCTTTTTTTGCTTGAGAGTAGGTGGGGAATATATAATAATATTGGCCTACAAGATTGCAAGCTGACTCAATCATGGCATTCCAATCGTCCTTATCCTTCCCGGCTCTTCTATGCCATATCTTTAGGCCACGCTTGTGGGTTTTCATTTCATTGTCGTAATCCGTCTGATAGTCACGCCTGACGAAGAGATGGGGTAATGGGGTTAGTTCGGCTTCTTTAGATACTGATAAGTTATCCTGGATTGAATCTAGTATCCTAGAATAGGTTTGAATACTCATTAATAATTCCTATCCATAACTTCATCCAAGCTATTAACTGTTTCCTTGAGATCGTCTAAATCATTTCTTAATGAATTGGTTCTTAGGTTCATGCGGTTATTTACGTCTTTTATTTCTTCTCTAATTGATTTCATGCCATCCATTAAAAAATTTGTTTTAGCTATTAGACTGTTTATACTTGCTACAAATTCATTAAAGGTATCGTTTTGCTTAATTAAGTCATCCTTTCTCACTTCAATCAACTTTTTAATAGCTTCTTCAATATTATCTACAATATACATCTTTCCCATTATCTATCCTCAAGGTCATCGATATCTCTTTCTAGACGCATTAATACTGTTCGAATGGCTGTAATGTCAGACTTGGTTGACTTATTGGAGTTGATTAACAGATCGCATTCTGATTTACGGCATTCATTTTCTTGCTCAAGATGGGTAATCTTGTCTCTCATTTTGATAAGATCTGCCATTAGATTACTTTCCATCTTTCACCTTCTTACAATTCCTATTCATGCAAATATATCTAGTTGAGTCTCTAGTCACTAATTCACTCATGGATTCATTGCAAAACTTGCAAGCTACTGGAAGAATTTCTACTCCCTCAGAATCATAGGCTCTTGCTTGGATAAATCGAATCGGAATTGAGCATTGCAATTGACTATCAGGATCTCTGAATACAAAATTAGACACCTTTCACCTTCTTCGCTACTCCAGCTATTTCCTCGAGCTCATCAAGCCTATCCTCAATGCCGTAAAGCTTACGATACTCGATAGTATGGCTTAGGATGCTGTCAGCTGCTTTAATTCTTGTTGAGTCGGGCTTTGATTCATCTAAGCATTCAACTAGCGCCTTAACGGCTTTATTGGCGTATTTCTCTAGAGCCCACATGACATTCTGTGCACTAGATTTCCTTGCGTTCTGAAGAGCTAGCCTAAAATCAGGGTTCTGCATCCATTTTAGGGCTGTGTGTTCGTCTATTCCGCAATACTTCGCTGCAACATCGGGGTAAACATGCTGTAGAACGTGGGGGATGAAGTCGCGTTGTAGCTCTGTTAAGTTACTCATTTACTAGCTCTTGCATCTATTTTTCGTTAAGTGTTGACATATTTGCCACCATTTGTGTATATTTGTAGTCATAGACAAAACCAACTCAGGATGCAGTATGACACAAACAGAAATTACTCAACAACAAGATGATGAACAAGTAAAATCGCGTAGTTTGAAAAGAATGATGGAGAATGTCAAATCAGATCAATGGGATTACGCCGACGCTTATGCTTATTGCAGTGATGGATTGTGGATTGCAGAAGTCAACGTAATTCCTCGAGAAAATATAATCAAATGGAATGCTTGGAAGAAATTGGAGAATTAAAATATGGATCACACACAAAAGATATTAATTGAACATCATATTAAAGAATTAATTCACTTTACAGAAGTATCAAAAGAGAAATTTGAGGCTCTTACAAAGTTTTCAAAAGAATACGATGATTTACTATATGTAAATTACTGCAAAGGCTGTATTGATGCTTTCTCAATTATGAAAGAAAAATTAAATGAATTAATGTAGAGCCTTAATCGGCTCTCAACACAAGGAAAATATATGAATGAACTTTATGATGAATATATGGAATTAAAACAAAAAATGGGATCATGTAGCAAAAAAATAGAATCAGAGCGAGGTATTATCGTACGTAAGGAATTAACTCGTATGTTCCAGATATTTAGTGTTCACGGCATCCCACAATCGGAAGCTTTGAAAGAGATTCACAATCTTTCATCAGCTATTTATGACATAGCCACAGAAGCCTACAAGCTGTAATTCGAAGGGGGATTTTTCCCCCTTTTTCTTGGCTCGTTCGGTAAAGATCATGCAAAGACTTGCTAAAGAATTTAAAAAATCGACTAAATCGACTATAATTTGGGGGAGTTAGTCGCGCTCTGTGATATATATATGTGACCGCCGGTATGTATCTTTACAGTATCTTAACATCTATACATATATACTACACTATATATACATTACAAATAGACTTTTAATTATTCTCTAGAGAACTCCATCTACTAGTCGGTACTAGTCGATTTTAGGTAAAAAAAAGAAAATTTACCTATGAAAAAATTAAACCGACTAGTAATCGACTAGTATAAAATCTAGCACTCTACCCCCCACAAGTGCTAAGAAAAATCGACTAAAATCGCCTAGATCACTAGGCGATTATCGACAACTAAATGTTAAGATTCGTGATTTTGACTGATTTTTGACTATGATCTATCTTTGAGAGAAATAGTCATGTAATGAGGGATTTCAGAAGCACCCTTTTTCTGTCTGAAAACAGAAGGAGCTTGTTCTCTCAAATTCCTACCAAAATAGACAGGATTCATTTTTACAATGCCATATTCTTCACACCAAAGGTTATATGCATTCATTAAAGTCTCAGTAGGAATTAATAGCTCATTTCGAATATTGCATTTCTCCTCAATAAATGATTTAAGAGGAGCTTGATATCGTTTCATTGCTAAAGCAGAATCTTTTCCTGTATCAGCCTGAACAAAGTCTTTTTTCTTCTTCAGCATCAAATCGCGTAATCCATCTAAAGCCCACCAAAATATTAAAGGAATTTCTGGTTTAAGATCTCTTTCAAATAAGTCTGGATCTTTTTCTCCAATACGAGTCTTAGTCATCTTTAGATAAAGGAATCTAGAAGCAAGAGCGCCTGAATTATCAGTAAGGCTGGGCATTTCATTGGAAAGCACCATAATCTTAGCTGGAATAATCATTCCTCCAAGAGTTGTAGTATGCTTTCTTCTTA